GCACGGCCGAGTGTTGTTGAGAGAAGGTGGCTCCTTTGCCATCACTAACTTAATAGCGCTTCACCTGTCATTTCAGGTCTATCTTCAATCAGACTACTCGGCCAGGAGTTGACTACTCTCCTCTTGGCCACTGCTGCCTGCTCCATCAGTATGCTCTTTGCATCACGGGAGGCACCGTGACACCAGAGTTGAAGCAAGTGCTTCTGCGGAAGGCCACCACATTCTCAAAAGACATAGGTTTCGGACCATCATAGTCCTCCTGTTGTCCCTTCGAGAGGTAGTACCTTTTCATTCCACGGCACTTCTTCAGAATCTTCTCAAATTCATGTGAGAGATTCAAATAACGTCCTTGCGGACCTTTCCTCGTGTCAGATCACCGTCTGAATGTAAGTAAGATTGACTTACACAGTGACCAAACAATCCGTCCTCTTCCACCTGACGATCCAGATCTTCGCCTACAACCCACTCTGCTTTGCAGTTAACTTCCTCTAGCTTACGATGATAAAGATTCATCGCTTCGCCAAGATAAGCCGGTAAGACCTTCGGTCCACCGACAGAGAGCTGCCACTTGAACGCCTCAGGCGACGACAAGTTATGCAAGAGTGTTGCGATCATGCGTTGATCCATAGTCATTTCCACACCACTTCCACACACAGCCAGTCCAAGACCTCCCAGTTGCCTAGGGGCGAACCACGACTGTTTAGGGTGTGTCGTTTTCACGATCACCGGTTTCCAATGAGTCAGAAACTTCTTCATCAACCTCTTACCCTGGACGGGGCCAAAGCCACGTACCAGTGAATGAGAGCATGCCGACGCATCTCCAACTCTCCCAAGGGAAAGTCCTGATTGCATCGAATCTTTGTCCTTCTTCGTATTTGTTCCACGAAGTAGACCCGAATTGATGAAAGGCTCATAATACCAGTTAACCGAACGACCTCTCACAGGAGTGTAGTACTCTGAATTGATCATAAGGAAATCAGTCGATAAATAATTCTTTCCGACTGACGGTTTCAAACCAGCTCTAGAGACGAGTTCCGTCCAAATGTCCATATCTTTGCGACACTCGACGAATCCAATATCGTCACCATTGATCAACATAGGAAGATCCTTCAACCTACAATTTGGCACACAGCGACTGCGACAACAATGATTGCTGTTCCGGCAGTCAGCACACGTACACCCACAAC